CTACGATGACACCATGGATGCCCTGGAGTTCTGGGGATCTGTATCCGGTCGACTACTGATCGAGTGGGGCATGGATCCGAGTAAAGTTGGTGATCTAAATGCTGAATACGAGGTCAATGCCTGGTTAATCGGCAATTACGTGATTCGCTGCGTGCTCAACGAGGATCCGCTGGGCAAGCGGCCATACGATAAGTGCTCATTCGAAGAAATTCCCGGCGCCTTCTGGGGCTTTGGTGTTCCGGAGATCATGAAAGACCTGCAGGATGTCTGCAATGCAGCAGCTCGCTCTCTGGTCAACAACATGGCCATTGCTTCCGGACCCCAGGTCGAAGTGCACACTGATCGAGTTCCCATCGGTGAGGACATTACAAATCTTCACCCATGGAAGATCTGGCAGACGCTCAGTGATCCACATGGTACGAATAATCCTGCTATCCGGTTCCACAATCCTCAAAGCTACAGCAAAGAACTTCTGGCGGTATACGAGTTTTTCTCCAATCTGGCCGATGAATACACCGGCATTCCAAAATACGCTTATGGCGACGCTGGTTCCAGTAGTGGCGCCGCAGGTACCGCCTCTGGTCTGTCAATGCTGATGAGTTCAGCAGCACGCGGTATTAAGCAGGTTATTGCCAATCTGGACAAGCCGATTGAGGGAAGCATCGAGCGCACGTACATTCACAACATGCTTTATGACAAAGACAACAGCATCAAAGGCGATCTGCATGCGGTGGCCAAGGGGTCGACATCACTGATTGCCAAAGAGCAGCAGATGATCAGGCGCAATGAATTCCTTGCTCAAACAAATAATCCAACTGATCTTCAGATTATGGGTATTGAGGGTCGTGCAGCCCTACTGCGTGAGTCCGTGAAGTCGTTCGATATTCCAATCGATGATGTGGTTCCGGACCGTGACACGATCATCATGAAGGCGAAAACAGCTGCCATGGCACAGCTCAATGCCGGTCAGCCACAAGGCCCGGGAGCGCAGACATTGGATCAGGCCGGCAATCCAGTTGCTGGACAGGACGCGAGGGCGTTTGGGTAATGGCTGAACGAGAGCACCATATAATTACCCGCCTTACGGCAGTCACAATTGATGGCGTTGAAGAAGCGACAATTGATGATCTGACGGTAGGTAATTTTAGACTTAGTAACACCAGTTGGGATGATCTACGTTTTCCATCACAAGGCATTAATCCACCTGGGGCAGCTTCCGACCCTGATGTAGAGACAACAACTGGCCTCTGGCTGTTTGCAGCAGCAGCTACACAAATGCTTGCTGGTATTGCTCAGATGCCGCATTCATGGAAGGAAGGAACCACATTAAAACCCCATGTGCATTGGCAAAAAACAACCAGTGCTGGTGGTGATGTGCTTTGGCAATTTGATTATGAGGTTGTGAATAACGGCGCTGTTGCTGCAATGGATTACGGCAGTCAACTTCAGGCGACAACAGTAGCAACAGGGACACCAGACGGCGACACAGCTAACGAGGTGCTTATTACACCGCTTGGCGATATAACTATGACAGGAAAAACAGTTTCCAGCATTATCTTTTGGAAATTATCAAGAATAGGCAGTGACGCAGCAGATACCTATGGTGCTGATGCAAGAATGCTTGAATTTGACATCCACTATGAAGTCGATTCATTTGGATCAAACGACGAGTTCGTGAAGGGCTCATAATTTAATTCTGACGATTTTAGTCAGTCACAAAGCGGGAGCTTTAACATGGCAAGATATGAAGATTTTTCAGTAAGTAAGTTGCGTGTTGGTCAGATCATGGAGGGTCTGGAAGGGTTCGACAGCTATGAATCACTTGCTGCCGCAAAAACACTGACAAAAGAAGATAGTGGGAAAACATTTGGCCTTAACTTGGTCGGCGGCTTTACCGTAACTCTGCCGTTACATTCTGCTGTTCCGATTGGAACTAAATTCAGGTTCCGTGTTGAAACAGCGCCAACAACTGCATATATCATTTCAGCTGGGTCTGGTGATGAAGACACGATCGTTGGTGCTGTGAATACCTGTACAGCACATACGGCTGCATCTGACTTTGAAACAGCTGGTGCTGATGTCGTGAATTTCATTGCAAGCCAGGCTGTTGTTGGTGACTGGATAGAATTACAGACAAATGGCACTAACTGGTTCGTAGAGGGCAACTGCTCTGTTCCAGCTGGTATCACACTGACCGGTTAGTAATGCGCAAGGTTGACGAAAAAGTTTTAAAAGCACTTTGCAATCTCGAAGGCAATCCTGATTTTCGGGTTATCCAGGAATGGTTCCTGGAATCAGCTGCCGATCAAGATGAAAGACTGCGCTCTTCTGAATCCGCACCTATTATCTATCGAGCGCAAGGTGCTGTAAAAGAATTGCTGGAGTTCTGTGATCATGCAGCAACTCCGCGAGAAAAGGCCGGGAAACTGGCCATGAGTAAAGCCGGGATACGATCTATCCCGACTTAATAAACCTGCCGCACTCAAGCGGCAAAACTACAACGAATCCCGTTATATGACGGCTCTGAAACCAGAGAGGAATCCCCTATGGCTCCAATCTGGCGAATGAATCCCGTATGCACGGCTCGGAGGACCAAAGATGGGTTTACCTAAAGCAGTACAAGCAATCGGCGATGCAGCAGAAGCTCAGGCCGTAGAGCTTGGAATGAAAGGCGGAGACAAGCCGGCACCAGCAGCACAACCAGCTGCAACAGCCGAACCTGTTAAAACTGAACAACCAAGGATCGATCCGGAAAACTACAAGGAGCGATACAGCCGCTACAAAGCGACAACTGATGCGACAATAACTGAATTGAGACAGACTCTCGCCGATATACAGACGACTCTGACTGAATCTCAACGTCAAAATCAGGAGCTTATTCAAAAGCTCAATGCCGCGCCAACTGTAGTCGCTGATCCAGCTCCAGTAGCAACCGCCGATCCGCAAGGTGATGATGCCTATAAGGCATGGCTTGATAAATTACCGCAGAAGATCAAGGACGAGTACCAGGACGATTATCTGCGCGACCAATTCACCATACAGACAACAGCTGTTGGGCAGCAGGACAATAATAATGCTCCGTCTGACAATCTGAAAGAGCTCGAGCAAAAAGTTGGGCATCTTGAGTCTGTGGCCATGAAGACAGAAGCGCAGTTATACGATGAGGCGATGGACGAAGCCTTTCCTGATGATGAGTGGTTGACCATAACGAGAGGTGAAGATTGGGGCAATTTTTGCGCCAAGAAACTAAGCCCGGTTGATCAACGCAGCTACGGTGAGGTAGTCAAGCAAGGCGGTGATACACACACTGCCACAACAGTAATCTGGGTGCTGAATCAATTTAAACAGTACCTATCCGATCTCGGAGCAGCTGCCCCTGGCAATGCTGGCAACGAACTTGAGAATCAACTTACCCCGGAAGGTGGTGTTGGTGGAGATCCTGTGCAGGAAATTAATGCGCAGGCTGAAACCTTTACTATCACCCAGGTAAACGAGTTCTTCAAGGACAGGGCCACAACTAAGAAATACACAGCCGAACAAGCAGATGCTATCGAGGAAAGTATAAAGCGGGCTCAAGCCGCAGGTAAAATCATCCAAGGATAAAATCAGTCATGTTTGTGACAGCAAACCGGCAGCAGTCGGTTTTTTTATGCGTGGATAGTAAGTCTGCAATGAGCTCGTAAACCATGAGGTAATAATAATATGGCTTTACCAGTAGCAGGCGGACATCCGCAACTTTCGGGCATTACAATCCCGAATGCGATCTGGTCGGGAAAATTGTTGGTTAAGTCAAATTAGGGCTTAATTAAAATTTGATCTAAACAACTGGAAGGCGCAAGCTAACCAGATCCAAGTGCAAATAACTGAGGTACAGTCAAGCATGACAACACTTAGTGAAAAATATATAGCAGGGTTTCTTGATGCTGATGGGACGTTCGGAATTAGGTTTCTTAAAAAGAATACCGGTTTTTTTCCAACATTTTATTTGCAATTTTCACAAGAAACAAAGAAAGACAAAATACTTCATCTTTTGAACGACAGCATAAATGCAGGAAATGTTTACGTTGTTGGAAGTGATTCCAAGTCATATTCAAGGCTTGAAATTCCAACAAAACAAGCGCGTATGCTGTTATCAAGAATAAAAAAGTACCTGGTAATAAAACGCCAGTATGCGGATTTTTGCCTTGATTACTTTCAAGACTTGAAGGGGCCATATTCTCTTGATGAAACAAAATATCATGAGAAATTGCTTAGAAAGAATCGTAAAACATTGGTTACATTGATGCAGAACCATCCTACTCGTAAATGGGTTGCTGGTTATTTTGATGGTGATGGATGTGTTGCGTATTCATATCGAAAGCATACAGGATGCACATATATTTCAGCTAGAATAACGGCTGAACCAGCCTATAGAATAGGGCTGGATTTACTGCAAAAAGCGTTTGGCGGAAAAGTGTATATGGAAAAACACAAAGAAGGTAATTATCCGGTATGGGTATTGCCACTTCCGCCATCAAAAGCAAAGCAGTTTTTTAACTATTTTGCAAAGCATTCTGTAATAAAACATGACCAACTATATTTTGTCCTTGCTTGCGCAGAAGGTGGGAATTTCCGTGACGGAAAAGCCATCAAAGATGTGATAGCGCAGCTCAAAGCACAGGAGCAGAGACTGAATGATCAAAATACTGATATATCAAAATTGGTTGAAAACATTTCGTTTGATATTAAATTAAAACGAGATAGACCAGTAGAATACGCAGTATAAGCGACAGTCCGGCCTTATAAAATAAGGTAGTCTATGAAGCAACAGTTTTATCGGCAATCGCAAACACTGAGTACGAAGGCGAAATCGCGTCACAGGGCGACAAGGTTATCATTCGTACAACCCCGACAATCACTATCCGTGATTACAGCAAGGGTGGTACGCTGCAGACCGAACGTCCGACACCAGAAACCGTCGAACTCACAATCGATAAGGGCAAATATTGGCAGTTGGTTGCCGATGACGTTGATAAGTTCCAGTCGGACTACAACTACATCGATGACTGGACTCGTGATGCGTCCGAACAGCTCAAGATTACTATCGACACGCAAGTGCTCGGTACAATCTACGCTGATGCGCATGCCAGTAACGTAGGTACAACTGCCGGAGCAATTTCCAGTGGTTATAACCTGGGTAGTTCCGGTACACCTTTCACCCTGGACAAGACCAATGTTCTCGATTACATCGTGAACCTGGGCTCTGTTCTGGATGAGCAGAATGTACCTGAGTCTGATCGGTGGCTTGTCTTGCCAGTATGGGCATGTGGCTTTATCAAGCAATCTGACCTGAAAGACGCAAGTCTAGCGGGTGATCAGACCTCGATAATGCGCAATGGCCGTCTTGGCATGATTGATCGTTTCATGATCTATCGCTCTAACTTGCTCACTGTAAACAGTGGAAGCATCACAAACATCATCGCTGGACACAAGTCAGGTTTGACTTTTGCCTCGCAGATGCTGAACAGTGAAACGCTTCGCGCCGAATCGACATTCGGTACGCTGGTTCGCGGTTTGCAGGTCTATGGCTATAAAGTCATCAAACCTGAAGCGATTGCGCACGGTGTTGTCACCAAGTAATCCTGATCGTTAAAGGGCAGGGATTGCCCTTTTATGTCACAAAACTTTAATTAAGAGGTAATAAAAACATGGCTGATTCAACAACCATAGATTTTACTGCTCAACAGGGTAATCAGGGCTTGGCCGCAATGAATACACTTGTGAAGTATGAGCAGTATATCGACGCAACTGCCGCAACCGGGGTTAACCTTGGCGCTGCATCATTTGCGCTATTCGATGTGCCTGAAGGTCACATGCACGTTAGTACCGTGGTCGAAGTATTGACTGCTGAAGGTGGTACATGTACTGCTGATATTGGTATTACCGGCGGTGATGTTGACTGTCTTATCGATGGCGTTGACCTTAATGGCACTGCCGGAACACTAACCTGGTCCGGTTCTGCCAGCACAGCAGAGGTTCACTCTGTTGGTGGTGCAACTGCAGGCTATACCACTCCTGATGGTGGCGTTACATTCAGTATTCTGATGAATAATGCTGCTGATGCTGCGAAATTCCGCGTCACATCTGTATTTATGGATATGCGTGGAACAAGCGCCTTCATGGGTGATACCGCCTAATTAGTTCCTAAATAGGCACTAAGTAGTAACCAAAAACGGCCCTGGGATATTCCTTGGGCCGTTTTTCATTAACCCGGAGGAAATATGATCGAAAACAAAACAACGCACCTGAAGTGCATTAGCAATGGTCGCGTGTTCCTGTATACGGAAATACTTGCCGCTCGTGATGACATGGTGGCATGTACAGCCCAGGGCGAGATTGAAACGGGACATATCTCTGATGCAAGCGATATGGGTGGTCCTGAAAGACGCAAAACACCCTACCTTGGCAACACAAAGAACGGCGTGCTGTATCCCTGGACCGACATTCTCGCTGAACGTGATGACATGATTTCAATTGACTCACCAGAGCAATGGGATCAGATGAAAATAACCGGTGAGGCTCCTGAACAAGCTCCAAACACGATTGCGCCAACACTGAAACGTAGCAGTGATGATGTTCCACATGAAACAATCAAAACTGACACCAACCAGGCGCCAACTGGTATTCAGATACCAAATATCGAAAACATGGGCGCTCGTGAGGCTAAAACAGTATTGTCCGAATGGGCTGAAAAGCATTTTGGCCAGAAGCTTAATCGCAAACCTACTTTGTCAGCCGTATTGGCTGAATGCCAGCTATTGATAAATCATAAGCAAACAGCTGCAGGCTAATCGACCATGGGTACACTTCTTGCTAGTGCATTAATCAGTCAAGCGTCTGAAATCATACAGGACGAAAGCAACGTCCAGATGACAACAGCAAACGCTTTGGGGTGGCTGAATGATGCACAGCGAGCAATCGTGATTGTAAAGCCGGATGCCTCAACCGTTATTCGCTCGATTACCCTGGTACCCGGGACAAAACAAAGTATAGCCGGCCTTAAATTAATGAGCGTTGTTCGTAACATGGGCGCAAGCGGATCGACGCCAGGTCGTGCAATAAGGCTTGTTGAGCGTGGAATCAAGGATGAATTTGAGCCTGACTGGCACTCAGCGGTTGCATCAAGCGTGGTTAAAGAATACGTCTTTGATGACAGGTTGGATACGGATTTCTATGTATCGCCCCCAGTCATTGCAACGGCAACGGTCCAGATCGAAGTATCTGAATCTATAAATCCAGCTGATATTGCAACAATAAATGACGCGATAACGATTGATGATATCTATTCTCCTGCACTCATCGAATGGATTGTTTACCGCTATATCGCAAGGGATGCTGAAGAAACACCAAGCCTTCAGCGGACAGCTGTTCATTTTCAAAGCTTCTTTGGATTGCTTGGAGCTAAGGTTCAAACAGATATGGCAATCAATCCAAAGCTTCGAGAGCATTTGTCGTGAGTGAATAACCATGGCTAATCCAGTATTAACGAATCCGCAAGCTAACTTTACAACTCTGACGACAACAATACCATCATGCCATACAGATTCTATTGGTGGTGTGATTTACATGGTTTTAATTACGGACCTGACTGCAAATGCAATCCCTAGCGATGATCAAATAAAGGCTGGTCAAAATGGTTATGGTGATGCGGTTCAAAACGAAAACATA